CCGATTCCGTAAACAAAAGCATCTCGAAACATTGTATGTAGGTTAAGCATAACTTTGAACTTGTTACAATGAAGATTTACAACCTGCTCCATTAAGATGCTGCCCATAACATCATCAGGACTATAACCCTCGTAACGAAAAAGAGGCTCACGAAAAAATGCTCCCATCATATATGACAACAATGTTTCAAGAATCGCATAGGAGTATGGGAAAACAATACTAACAGGTTTTCTATCATCAACATCTTTTACTTTCTTCTCATCTGAGTCAATCCGTTTGTATGCAGTAAGGAACTGATCTTGCTCATTCCAAGATTCAAATCGACTTGACATTATGCTTGCAGATTCTGTTGCCCGTTCTAAGATCTTATTCTTTATCTTCTCATGGAGAGCACTTCCAGGCTTGAGATCCAAGTTGTTTGGATAATCATAATTGAAGTCTTTCTTCGTAAGTTGTACTATATCCTCTGTTGCGGTATTTCCATATAGTAGTGGTGGCATAATTTTTCCTTTATATTATACAATATTCATCTGCAAGAATTGCTTCATCTTCAAGTTCATCAAACTCATCTGGGAGGTCTTCATCATCAGACGGATCGAAGAACATTGCTTGATCATCCATAACTTTATTTATATAACTAAGAGCATCTATAATATCTTTTCTTTTACTTTTCGGGTGCCATTCTAACTGACTCTCAAGTGCAGTGCAATTACTTCTGTTATGATACATATAACCAAGACGATAGTTTGGCGCTAGGGTGGAAATCCTCTGATCTTTGTCACCCTTAGCATTTAGTTCTATATAATATGGGTAGATTCCCCGAACTCGCATCTGATTCTGCAACGGTTGGCTAATAAATTCATGCAACCCTGTAACCTCAACAGCAAGTATCATGGCATTGTGGAGAAGTACTGCGCTGAAGATTGCCTCATATAGTTCATCTGGCCTTACCTTTTCGGCAAAAACATCTCTTACGAAAATCTTTCCACTGCTACGACTTACACTGACAGTAACGACAGCAGATTCAGCAGCTTGTAACTTCACTGTTCTTGCTGGATCAACGAGTATAATAGTCACAAGATCTTTAACCCAAATCTTTTCATATTCATCACTGTCCCCAGTAGCGTTCACCGAAAGAACACCAAGTACTTCTTTTGGTACTCGAAGATAATCTCCCATTTCTTCAAAATACTTAAAGTATTCAACCTTAAATATCGCATCTTCCTTCGAGATTGGTATGTTCATATATTCCATATAGAATAAATCTGTTTTAGAAGGCTCCATGTTTTTGTGTTCTTGATAACTTTGTTTAATCTCCTCGGTGGTCATATAATTAGGATCAAAAGTATTAAAGTTTTCATCACAAATACTGAGTACTTTATCCTCAGTTGATACTTTTAACCAATCATCTGCATCAATAAGATTTTTAAGCAAACTATCTTCATGTTTCACAGTATCAATGTAAAGGAACTCTGCTGGGTCGCCAAACTTAGATTCTGTTTTCATCAAATCTGAAAAGAACCAAAGAGCAAGTTTTTCTCTTTGCTCATCGCTACGAACAAGTTCAGTGCTTTCAAGATCATCAATTACAATAAGCCCAGGGCGGTGACCCATCCAGTTGAGCCCCCGCACCTGTTGCCCAGCACCACGAGGGAGAACAAACACATCCCCATACGCCACCCAACTCTGTTTGCTAAAACTATCTCTCCAACCATCCTTACTGAATTTGATATCTCCAAACATTGTTCGAATCAGATCGGATTGTTGGATCATTCTTTTTATACTTTCCGTCTGCATTTCAGCACTACTTGCACTATTTGACAAATATATTATGAAGTGCACCTCACGGAAAAGAATTGCTTTTATTACTCTTAACTTAGCCAAAGTAGTTTTTCCCAGTCCACGTGGAGCAGCAATTGCTTTCTTATTATGCTTTGCATCGATCACTTCAAATAGCTGTTCATACAACTTAATATTAATTCTTCTATTTCTGGATCATTCTTATCAAACATTATTTCTGACTCCCGCTGAATTTATTCATCGATTTGTTGATAAGACTGCCCATGTATGGAGCAGCAAAGTAAAATCCAAGAATAAGCATAACAGCACCATTCATCTTTTCGGCAAACACTCCAATCACTTGGGCAGACTCAATAATTCTTTCCGGAGCCGGGGTCCATATAGCAGCAACACTGAGAAACATACAAGCAAGATACTGGAATAACCAAACACTTACAACAGCAAGAGCAATCAACCTCCGGGCAAGATTCTGCCCTTTAGTAGAATCCATCCACTTGACTATCATAAGTCTGGCTTCAGTAGTTGCCTTTGCAGCATCTTCAGCCTTCTCTTCATTGGTGTAAATAAGCTTGCCAAGTCCACTACTTACATGGTCTACCATAGATGTTAAAGCTTTATCTGATCCGAAGATCCTACCAATAGTTGCACCTATCCCAAACATATTTCACCCTCCACCATTTTGATTAATTCATCTGCTCTCTTTGTCACTTGGTTATGCCACTTAGAATCTTTCATCTGGACAACAGCTTCAGCAAAATCTTTATTCCTGAAAGCAAATATCATCTTTTTAAATTTCTTTAATCCGGTATGACCAAGTTGGAATCTCATATTTACAAGAACAGATTGTATGCTGTCTGAGAACTGATTGAACTGATCAGGGAAGAAAAACCATTCAAGGTCTTTTATACAAACTCTTATGTCATTGTTAAAAAGATATAATGCTTCTTCTGATGTTATACCCTTATCTTCAAGATTTCTTCCTACCCCGATCGTAAGCTTTCCTGCTGTGCATTTATAAGGGAATAGCTCGCAGCTTTCATGCTTGATTAATAGTTTCTGTACTTCTGGAAGATTCATTTATCACCTTTCCTTTGTTGTATCATATTTTGTTTAATCTCGGTTAAAATTGTTTTAAATTTAGTGAGATTCACAAGTTGTTCTGTCTGTAGTTTTTTAATATCCTTAATGTCAATCTTAATCTCATCCATGTTTTTATCCATATTTTTTGTAATGATTTTGCAGTTAGAAATATCAACCTTTTCTTTCTCAATTACATCTATCTTTTTATTCTGTCCCCGAAAGATAAAAAGTAAAAAACTTGATGCCATACTACCACCCAGAGCGCCGGTTAAAAATTTTGATACCATTTCCATTTAAACTTCCCTTTTAATTGACTGTCTAATTAGTAGATCATAATCTGATAACAGTTCCAATTTGTCTGTCCTCCTGCGGTTGTGTTTCATGCTGGCCTCATTTCAAGATAGTGGGTTATTTTGTTGCCTGTTCATCTAAATTAATTTTTCTTGGTCAAGGATCTTCTGCGCCATGGTTTTAGTAATTGGTTTTATCTCAAGAGCCTTTACGCTATCCCTGACAGCCGTATAAGCATCATACTCAATCAAGTGTTCAGCCTTACCACCAAGTTTATTATTAATAAGAGCTATCTCATCTTCAAGACTATACTTGTTTTGCATAACAGCTTTGATAATATCAGCCTTGGACTTGGACTTAACTTCAACATAGTCATAATTGAATACAGTTCTTGTACCGTGTTCATCTGTTACTTCTGATTCAACTATGTTATAATTATAGTGTATCTTTTCTCTGGATTCTGTAAATGTTCCAGGATTATGATTTGAGTTTGCCTTCATGGTTTCTCCTTTTATAGTTTAAACTATTATAACAAACCGTGGGTATATTACCAAGCGTTATGTTAGAAGGTCAAGCGGCCCGAAATATACGTATAATCATGTGAGGACGAACTACGCAGATCCCAACACACGACTCCAGCAATCGCGGTATTACTCGCAGCCCCGCCGAACTCCGCACCCCGCCAGCCTGCCTCCTGATAATAATAATCTGTAATATAAGTGCTTGAGCTTCCACCCACACTTGCAGGTAAGAACCCTCTTGCGCTTTGTTCTAATGTAACTTGATAATTATTAGAAGCAGGAAGGGTGATTCCCAAAGAAGTTCTCAATTCCTCTGTAAGTCATGTAGGCATCATTTGTATTTCCGCCAACTGAATTTGTACCATTACCATCTGAGTTTGATTTACCTGTGACACCGATGTAAGAATCTTTAACCCATGTGCCACCAGAGAGTTGAGTTCTACCCATACCAATCATTGCCTGACTGTTCCAATCAGCATATTCAGTGATGTAAAGCAATTGAATAGCAGATGTTAAATCAAAATCCTGTTGTCTCCAACCTGTTCCTCTATTTGCAGCGATTGCCCTAAACTCTGCCCTTGTTTCATCAACCATAGGGCAAAATCCTGAT